TGGGGTAGATACTTTGGTTGCTCATGTTCAAGTTAATTCTGCTGAACAATTACTATTATCAACAACACCTAAAGAGTTAATTGCAGCTCCAGGAGCTAACAAAGTTATTGATGTAATGGATGTGGCTATCTATGTAGATGCTGGTTCAAGTGCATATAACTATGGAAATAACTTAGTTGTAAAGAATGGTAATGCTTATGATTTGTTTTCTATCACTGCTCAGACCGCAAACTTTGCTACAGATATTGTAAAAAAGTTTCAAATTGCTACAGGGGTATTACCACAAAACACAGCAGTCACTTTGAACACAGCCGCAAACCCAACCCAAGGTAATGGTGTGCTATACTTAAACTTATATTACCGAGTTCTCAATATTGGAACTTCATTTTAATTAAATGGACATACGAAAAATATCTATAGGAGCAGACTATAAGTCTGGTGCAATGCATTATATAGTCGGACAAGAAGTCTTGGGTGGCAAGTATGTAATCCATTTAATACAACAAGATAAGTCTAGTGGAGACATAAAAATATGGGTAGAGAGCAATAATGAAGTGGTTCTTTGGAAGCAGTTCAATGCAAACATGCCTTTTTCTATAGAGTATAACATTAATTTTTAAGAGAGCCATGGCAGATAATTTTGATAATTGGGTAGAGGAACTAGAAGAAAAAGAAGTTTCTGAAACGTGTAGAATTGATGATCCCGATTGCGAAAACTGTGGTTCATGAAATCGCCTCACTCTTTTATTATAAAACCAGTAAAGGGGAGGAGATACGATAACATAAAAAAGATTGGCGATATAGACTTTATCACTAGCTCTTCCAAAGAAGATCACAAAGTATCTAACAGATTTGCTGAAGTTATAGAGGTTCCCATTGGATACAAGGGGGACATAAAGAAGGGAGACACACTTGTTGTTCATCATAATGTCTTTAAGTATTATAATGACATGAGAGGGCGTGAAAGAAGTAGTCATAACTTTTGGAAGGATGACATCTTCTTTGTTGATTTTAATCAGTTTTTTTTATATCACAATGGAGTCGATTGGAACACTACGGGTAAGTATTGTTTTATAAAACCCTCAGACACCAAAGATTACTACTTAAATAAGTTTACTGAAGAGGAGCCTCTTGTGGGTAAAATTAGATATATAACGAGTAAACTTTTAAGTCTAGGATTAAAAGAGGGAGATGAGATTGCATATACTCCAGATAGTGAGTATGAGTTCACTATAGAAGGTGAAAAGCTTTACAGAGTAAATAGTGAAAACATTTGTATATTGCTTTAATGGATATAAATCAAATTAAATTACAGATTATTGATGCCGGAGAAAAGGCTGTTCGTCAGTTGGTTAAGGTGGCTCAAGAAGATATTATTAAATACGACAAGGATGATGAGCTTGCTGCGGATAGATTAAAAAATGCCGCCGCAACAAAGAAGCTTGCAATATTTGATGCTTTTGAAATACTCTCACGTATAGACGCAGAGAGGCAAGCGTTAAATGCACCTGTCGAAAAAACAAAATCTAAAGGAGGGTTTGCAGAGCAACGAGCAAAATAAAATATATACTATAGCATATGATGTTATACCAAAGAGTGTTTTGTCTACAAAGAACAAAGCTAAATCTTGGAAGTATGGCTATGATGAAAAGTATGATTTAGTTATCATATCTAAAGATGGAACACTAGGAGAAATATACAATATTAATGGTCTGTACATTGGGTTACCTCTTCAGCCTAAAAAAGTATATACTAGAAGTAAAAAAATAGAAGACCAGTATTGGGAGCCCTTTCACTATCCCAAAGAGCTTTCTAAAATAAAATCAATATTTTCTTGGAATGACATGCCCGCATCGTTTAAAGATAGGTGGGTGGACTCCATTGAGGCTGAGTTTGACCATAGAGAGGATGGTTTTTGGTTTATGAATAATGGTGTTCCAACATATATGACTGGCTCTCATTATATGTATTTACAATGGACAAAGATTGATGTAGGCTTGCCAGACTTTCGAGAGGCTAATAGAATATTTTTTATATTCTGGGAAGCGTGTAAGGCTGATGTTCGTTCTTTTGGTATGTGTTATCTAAAGATAAGACGATCTGGTTTTTCTTTTATGGGTTCATCAGAGACTGTAAACATAGCTACCGTAGCGAAAGATGCTAGAGTTGGAATGCTTTCTAAAACGGGTGGTGATGCGAAAAAAATGTTTACCGATAAGGTTGTTCCTATAAATAGCAACTTACCTTTCTTCTTTCGTCCTATTATGGATGGAATGGACAAGCCTAAAACAGAGCTTGCGTATAGAGTTCCCGCATCTAAGATTACAAAGAAGAATATGACCACTACCGAATCTGATGATGTAGAAGGATTAGATACCACAATAGACTGGAGAAACACCTCAGACAATAGCTATGATGGAGAAAAGTTACAACTCTTAATTCATGACGAATCAGGTAAGTGGATGCGACCTGATAATATTTTAAATAACTGGCGAGTAACTAAGACTTGTTTAAGGCTAGGATCTAAAATTATCGGTAAGTGTATGATGGGTTCAACATCTAATGCTTTAGATAAAGGTGGTGATAACTTTAAAAAACTATACTACGACTCTGATTTAAGCAAAAGAAACCCTAATGGTCAAACAAAAAGTGGTTTATACTCTTTGTTTATTCCTATGGAGTGGAACTTTGAAGGATATATTGATAGATATGGAATGCCCGTTTTGACTAAGCCTACCAAACCCATCAAAGGAATAGATGGAGGTATTATATCTATGGGAGCTATTGACTATTGGGAAAACGAGGTTCAATCATTAAAGTCTGATGCAGATGCTTTAAATGAATTTTATAGGCAGTTTCCTAGGACAGAATCTCATGCGTTTCGTGATGAGAGTAAAGCGTCAATATTTAATCTTACTAAGATATATCAACAGATAGACTATAATGATAGCTTAATTACTGAACACTTTGTTACTCGCGGATCTTTTCATTGGAAAAATGGAGAGAAAGACTCTGAGGTGGTATGGTCTCCAGATAAGAATGGAAGGTTTAAAGTTTCTTGGTTGCCCCCTCGACATCTTCAAAACAAGATAAGAAAGGTTAATGGAAAGTTTTTACCAGGGAATGAACATATAGGTTCTTTTGGTTGCGACTCATATGATATATCTGGTGTTGTTGGTGGAGGAGGGTCTAATGGAGCTCTTCACGGAATGACTAAGTTTAATATGGATGATGCACCTAGTAATGAGTTTTTCTTAGAGTATGTTGCTAGACCTCAAACGGCAGAGATATTCTTTGAGGAGGTTCTAATGGCTTGTGTCTTTTATGGGATGCCTGTGCTTGCCGAGAACAATAAGCCTAGACTCTTGTATCATTTTAAAAACAGAGGGTATAGGGGCTTTAGTTTAAACAGACCCGATAAGCATTATAATAAACTCTCTAAGACAGAAAAAGAACTAGGTGGTATACCTAATAGCTCTGAGGATGTAAAGCAGTCTCACGCCTCTGCAGTAGAGTCTTATATAGAGAAGTACGTTGGTGTAGATATGGAGGGAACATATAGAGAAAGTGGTGACATGGGATCTATGCCTTTTGTTCGCACTTTAGAAGACTGGGCAAGATTTGATATTAACAATAGAACGAAATTTGATGCCACTATAAGCTCTGGTTTAGCTTGTATGGCTAATCAAAAACACATGTATCTACCTGAGCAAAAGCAATCAAAAATAAGCGTTAACTTTGCTAGATATAATAACCGTGGCTCGTTCAGCGAACTATTACAGTAAATGAAAGAGGTAAGTATTGACATTTCACCTTCAGGTTTCCCAAGTCAGTTTGTTTCTGATGCGGAGAAAGCTACTCAAGAATTTGGACTTAAAATAGGTCAATCCATTCAGTATGAGTGGTTTAAAAGAGACAGTGGGTCTTGTAGATACTACGGTCAATGGCGTGATTTTAATCGTTTAAGACTCTACGCGAGAGGCGAGCAATCCGTTGCAAAATACAAAAATGAGCTATCTGTTGATGGAGATTTAAGCTATTTAAACTTAGACTGGACACCGGTTCCTATACTTCCCAAGTTTGTAGATATTGTCGTAAACGGAATGCAAGGTCGTCAGTTTGAAGTAAAGGCGTATGCTCAAG